TTGTTCTTCCAAGAAGGAAGTCATCTGAGTGATTGTATCTTGCGAGAACGTCGGGATTGGTGGCGAGTACGGCATCGAAGGCACCAGGCGCAATACGCTCAATGAAGCCACCCAGATTTTTCGAGTCTGAGTTATAGAGCGCGGCTATACCCCGAATAACGGTTCTGCCGTTGTCGTCTCTGTTGATGTGGAGTTCAGGCGACTGGGTGATTACTCGTCGCTCAAGTTCGCTCTCATTGTCCATGTGTCTAACGCCTCCTCGTAGGGCTTACCAGAGCGAAGACACTCCAGAAGCAGGTCTTTCGATTTATCCATCCACGATCGAACAAAATCATCAATGTCTATACCTGTAGCTTTTGCGAGGTCGCTCAATTCAGTGAGCATCCTTGTGGTATGTGTTTCGATCCAGCTTTCAAGCTTCGCAGGCTTGTTGCGGCGCTCCCTGATTCCGTCCGCTTCGATGGCTGCGAGCTTCCTGAGAGCCTGCTTGAACTCGCCCATAGGTTTTTCGATCTTGAATGCTTCGAGCAGTTGCATGTTGACTTGGACGAATCGTTTGTCCCCCGCTGGAATGGGATTGTACCCAGCGAAATCGCGGGCTTCGTTTATCGAAATCGCGCCAATCGAGAACAATTCCCTTAGCCACGCACTCTTTGAAGCGTGATCACCTGCCATCAGTGATGACAGATCAAACTCGCAGAAGTAATTTACGTCGTCGGTAATTAGGTCTCTTCGACATGCTGCTTCAATTCGTCGGAGGTGCGGCACTAAACAAAAAGTGACGAAGTCTAGGGCTTGTTGCTCAACCGAACTGTATGAAGCCTTGGTCATGTCGCCGATAAGAGAAATCGGCACCCTGAAGGCGCGGGCCACGTCCTCGATCTGGTAGCGTCGAGTCTCAATTAACTGCGCTGCTGAATTTGTTCCGCTGGTAAGCTCTTTGATGTGCAAGCCATGTGGAAGGACTGCTGTTTTTCCATTTCGCTCTGGACCGCGATGCATATCTTCCCAAGCACGTCGCAGGCGTTCTAGCGTTTCAGGTTTCTGCGGCTGATCAGTCTCGATGATGATGCCAGGCCTTGCACCAGAACCAAAATACGATGATGAATGCAGTTCGCAGGCTCTTGCCAAACCGATCGCGTCGCGACTAAGAGTCGTCGGCACATATCCTGTGATTCCGTCTTGCGAGAGTTGCCTTAGATGGTGGATTTGTTCTTGCCGGTAAATCGTTTTCTCGCCATTTGGCTCTGTGTATGTGTATCTCAGTCTTCCATTCGGCAAGCGTTCTGGCAGCATGCGACTTGGATGCAATGGGATTAGCTCGCTGCAACTACCTGCTGCTCCTGGAATGATGGACGCGTAAGCGTTGCCCCATAACAAAAGCCAACTTGTCATCAATTCTCGATACTCGAAACTGGTCATCCAGCCATTTGGACTCTCGGAGAGCACCCTGTGCAAAGGCATTTCGTAAGCGACCTCTTTACCGCCTCCCGGCAAGCGTCGCATCAAAGAAAACTTGAGGCTTGCTACTGCCTCAGAGATGACCTTTACGCAAGCCAACACAGCAGAGCATTGCAGCGACGTTTCCGGCGAGACATAGACTCCAGATATTGTGCGACGTGTCTCGACGATGTCCTCGAAGACTCTGGATATGCCAGATCGCATCTCAAATATCGTATCTTCAGAGGCTGTCTCGTCCATGCGCTACATCACCATAATGGTTGGTTCATATGTTGGGCCATGACTCTCCTTTTCGCTTATCCCTAATGCCATAATCATTGCCACGACGGCATCAATTCGGGCGGTCGAATGTGAATTTTTCTTCGTTGGCTTTGTGTTCCCGGCGTCATCCACCTTTACTTGAAGATTGCTTGCCTGCCATGCGAGTACCGGATTACCAGCGTGTCTAAATCCCGATCGCGTCGCAGTCGTTGCGAAAAGCGTTGTCGGGCTACTCATGCTCTGAAATCCTTGACCATATGGAATCACGTTTATGCCCTCATTAACGAGTTGTGTAGTCAAATGTTGAGCGTTCCAGCGATCGATGGCTACGGCACGAACAATATTCTTCTCGCAGAACGAAAGAATCCAGTCGCGAATAACGTCGATGTCAATCACATCGCCATCCGTAAGCTTAACATATCCGTCTCTCACCCATTGCCCGTAAGGAACTCTATCCTTCTTTTCTTTCTCGTATGCCGACTCCTCCGGTATCCAAACCATCGTCTGGATGTCGTATGTTCCGTCTTCATCCGGCCACACAGCAGTGAACGCAGTCGTGTCCTGCGTCGAGGACAAATCGATGCCGCACCAGCAAGGTCTTCCTTCTGTGCTGCGTAGTGGAAGGTTGCCTTTGTCCCAAATTCCTTGACGCAGTAATTTTGTTGCGCTACCCTTGACCCACTGGTTTAAGTGCAATGTTCTGAAAACTGTTTCTTCACTCGCGCTTTGCTGCGCTCGAAGAGACATCTGATGGAAATACTCTGGTTTCAGAGTGATGTCGTAGTTTGGATTTGCCATCCTCCAAGTGGATTCGGCAAAAGGGTCAGCGTCGTCCGGCGCTGCGTAGAGGCAAGGCAGAAACGTATCGTCGATTAAGACTCCGTCTCGTATTTTCTCCGCTCGTTGCCAGTCCTTGTAGCACGGCCCAAGCATGTCAGTGCCAGCAGTGGTCACATAAATGATGAGCGGTTGACTTCTGGACCCCATGCCGGTCTCAAGGACATCAACTAATTCTCTATCCTTAAAAACATGGTACTCGTCAATAAGGCAACAGGAGCTGTTATACCCATGTTTCGTGCCCGCCTCGCTCGAGATAACGATCATTGAGCTTGATCGTTCTGGGAACACAATTGAGTTGCGGTATACCTTGCAACGCCGGGACAACGCTGAACTCTCGACGAATTGTTTCGCTGCTGTATGTAGCAATGACGCTTGTGATCGGTCTCCTGCCGCGACGATAACTTCAGCGCCGATATCGTCGCAGCACAACATGTACAAGCCGATGGCTGCGGCCATCGCGGTCTTCCCGTTCTTGCGGGCGAGGGCTAAAAAACTGGAACGGAACTGACGTTTTCCATCAGGTCTCTTCGTGTTAAATAGCTTGTCGAGGTACTCGCTCTGCCAGGCTTCCAGAGAGAACGGCTGACCAGCGAAGTCTCCTCGGCTGTGCTTCAATAGCGAGATAAAATCTCTGATATCAACCAAGGAGCTTATCCATCGGGTCAGTGTTATTACGACTTCGATCGATCACAGCCATGCCGAGTCGAGTACGATCTGCCGGTGTTAGCCCCAGCACCGTCTCGAGGTTGCGAAGTTGGTCATGACACGCTGAGGCTTGAGCAAATGCGGCTGAAGGCTTAACAGCTTTATCTTCGCCCGCCCTTCCGGCCATCGCCGAATAGTGCATGGTGGTCTTGGCTAGTTCCTCTTCAGCAGAGAGCCAACGATCCTGAACTGCTGCGTATCGATGAGCGACGCGCTCGTCGGTCTTTGCGAGTACGCCCATGTCTTTTAGTAACAGACAGACCTCGACAAAGATGGCGGCAGCGCGGGGGCGCATCCACTCGGGTGGCATTGGCATCTCGTCGTGAAACTTGCCAAGCTCTTCTCTATAGTCGGCTCGCCAGGAACCTTTTAACGCAAGCACATGCTTAGGTTGAGGTGGTGGTCCACGTCTCATATTGACTCTCCTATGGGGTCTGGATATAGTCTACACGGCCATACATCAGCCATGCTGGCGAAACAGGGGAGAATTCGCGAAAACCATCAGAAACAGGTTTCGCGATCAAGAAAATGGACGCAAACGAAAAGCTACAGGCCGCGACCATTTTGGGTCTGCCACGACGTTGCGTCTGTGGCCGTGACATGCGGTCGGCTTAGGAAACCCGTCCTGGACTGGGACCCCCCTTCCCCACTGAAATATGTAGGCAAGGGGTATCGTCTCAAAAACTAAGTGTCCTTTGAGTACACTATAGGCCACAAGTCAAGCTTTTTATTTTTTACACTTGCTCTCCGATAGTGTCGATACTATTGTTTGTTGAGCGGCGTCGACAGAATCACTTCAAAAGGAATTAGCGATGAAAAAAATTAGCAGCGTTTTAGGTACTTTTTCAAAGGGTACAAAACGAGCACGCACTATCAACTTTGGAATATCTGGCGGGAATAATTGTGAAACGTCGTGTCGACACCACCCGGAACGATTCAAAACCCATGAACCCCATACTGGACTTTGCTACGCTTTCAACGTTGAACAACGTGCCGACCGTAAACAACTTGCGGACAAACTCGACAAACTCGACAAACTCCCGGCTTCACAAGTAATCGGCCGCGCATTGGTCGAACTATCTCAAATGGCGATTCGTTCCGCAATTATGCCAGACTGGTTACGAATTTCGACAAACGGAGCAGTACCTAAGCCGGAAGCAGCGGTCGCCGATAGGCCATTTATTCCACTTCTGAAAGAGACTTTGAAATTCGCCAGACAACACGGAATCCCGGTCCATCTTCCAATGGAATCAGCCGCAAAAGCGAAATTCTACCGGGAAAAAATTGGAGACTTGGCGGTTGTTCGGGAGTCTATCCAAACTCCGAAAATGAATCCACTGACTATCTTGAATCATCCGATCCCAGACGGTCCGGTATCCTTTTCGGCCGGTGAAGAAGTGGCCGCGGGAAAAAACAAACTGGCAAGGGTACTTGCCGCGGCCACCCTTGCCGCGGCCGCATGGTCTAAATTGACCGGCCGAAAGACGATCGTTTGTCCAGCCGTGCGAGTGTCGTTTTTAGCGAAAACAACGGCCGGAAAGAACGGCCGAACACCTGCACAGGTCGAGGAATGGCGAACGGCCAACAAGTGCGGGAGTTGTGTCGCGTGTTCTTTACGGCACGTCGACGTTGTTTATCCGTGCCACAACTAAAATTTTTTTTCACGACCAGCCTGGACGATTGCAAAAAAAAAATTATAGCCGCAATTAGAACCCCGGCCGCGTCTGGCCGGGGTTCTTTTATGGCACAGCCACAGCCACAACCACACCCTGAGACAAA